CATGTATTGCATAATGGCACATAATCCCCTACACTGTATGTAACATAGTTGACACCATCGAACTCACCCTCACAGCTACGGGTGTTATTCAATAATGATATAATGTCTTTATCCTTGTATTGTTTAATTACCCAACTCTTTTCGATAAATCTGAAAGGATGTACAGCAAGTCGCCCCATGTGTGTCATTAGTCTTAAATGCTTGTTGTCTTCTGTTGGTTCAATGTCACGCTTTTCCATGCCATTGAAGTCAACATTACGGGGGTTGCGCGTAACAGCGTTATAGTATACGTCAATATCTTCTTGATGACAGATATACTCAGCGAATGCACGTATCTCAATGATATCCCCACTACTAGCCTTACCATACTCATCTATGAGTGTAGCACCCTTGTCACCCCATTCAATATCGGGTGGGATAAAGTTCTCATAGCGTGTAAAGTGTATAGTACGGAAACGTCTGGTCAACCATCCATAAACATCTAATTGATTGTACTTCTGCCAGGGTCTAGTCTTCCACATTCTTATATGTGATATAATATACACATCGATATCTAGTTTATGTGTTTCAATATGCTCACACAATAGATATGCTAGTAATGCACTGTCCGCGCCCCCGCTTAAGCTAATTGCGATAGATTGCACATCGTCAATAAAGGGTATACTAACCCCGTCTACTGTAAATTCATTCATGTATATGCCTTATTAATGGGCTAAGCCCTACTGGTTGATTGTCTCGTAATGCTAGATAGATGCTATTAGTACTTGTCAAGTTAAAGTCTCTGCATATCTTATAGTATGACTCACCGTACTTGTCCCATAGATAGTCAGTGGGTAGATTGCGTACAAAGTGTAACCCGATCATTGCTGGGGCGCGTAGATTCATATTAAAATCGTTCATTATAGTAATACTGTCAGTGATAGATTCTCTAGTATAACGTAACCCTACTCTGTTCCACCCTAGTCCTAAACCCTTGCTTAAGCTAATACCCACTGACTGTATTGAACTATGATTAAAGTCGAAACTTATATCTCGACAGCATGTAAGCCAGGCACCGTCTATATGTACTGGGATATTCTTTATAGTGCATTCAGTTAATAGTTCTGTCATGTTATTATGTACGGCCCCGATACTAGGGAACGGCATTGCTATGATTAATGGGGTATTGGGGGCTAGCTTTCCCAATGTAGATACCATGCATAACCCTAGTCTATTGTGGTAACGATAATCCCCTGCCAAAACTTGTACTGGCCCACGCATATAAAGATTATCTATATACTGAGTGCAACCGTTAATAATATCTATGCGATTAAAACTATCTAACCCTGTCAAGCTATTTAAATGGGTGCCATTAAAGTATTTGTCTGTCTCTGTTATGAAATTAGCATATACATCATTAGAGATATCTTTATCTAGTTTACCACTTAATACATCTTGTATCATACTTTCTATATGTCTATCACTTAATGGGCTAGGACGATCTATTTCTAGATAACATTCATCATAGTCAGGGGCTATAGTTATTTTTTCCATTGTTCTCTCGGTAGTGAGAACTCTATATCCTTACTAACACCGCATGTTCTAGCACATATGATTAGCTTCTTTGTAGTCCAATATTCATTCCAAACGTTCTGATAGGGTTCCGAATCAATAATCTGTTTAACTGAACTGTTCATTACATTCATGTCGCCCAAGCTACTGATCATATCATGATGCTGGTCAACGATCTTGGTCGCAATATCAGTGGCTCCTGCATTACGCTGATACATATGTTCATTGTAAGGAACATACCCAGTATGACAGCAGGGATATAGATGTTTATGTGCGTCAATGTATATTTCTTTGTTCTTTAATACGGTACAGTCTATCTTTACATTGTCTAATATAGATGCAAAGTTGTCTATGGTCTTCTTGTCAATAAACTTCATAGGGGTATCACTAGCGGGTTCTACATAGTGCATTACTATATTGTTACGGTTAACGACTTTAGCGCGTGGCTCAAGCATAAATCTGCTAGAGTCTTTTAATATAAACTCGTTAAACCCCAAGTCTTTAGCCATTTGTCTAGCTAGTTCTACTTGATGTTCATTGTGTTTAAACCGTATGAATACCCAGTTAGCAATGCCCCCTGCAGCCATAAATGCAACTGCGTTAGCTATAATCTTATTAAAGTCCGTACCCACTCTATATAGACTATGTGTGTCACTTAATCCGTCTAATGCAAACACTACTCTATGGTTAACGGGCAATACTTTAGCTAATCTACCCCACCATTCAGTGTTACGTAACCCACCGTTAGTGTGTATTGACATACCCACGTTGGGGGCTTGCTGTGTAGCATACTCACACATATCTATTAGATCGTTGTTGAGCATTGGGTCCCCATAGTTCCCGCAGAAATAATAGTATTCTATTTGCTTTAATACATCTACATTGATGATATGTTTAAAGTCTTCTAGTGACCAATTAGTTAACTTGATTAATGGGTTGTCTAATCCGCTGTCAATGTTACGACTGCACATAGGGCAGCTAGCCTGACAGTTGTTTGTTATCTCTAAGTGTATTTGCTTTAAGCTATTAAATTCGAACATAGCGTATTTATTGGCTATTTTAGTACCCGATTAAGTTTCTCCGATAATCATGTAGCGTGTATAAAGTGGCAACACTAATTCACCAGTCCATAATACATTACCCAACTGACACTGTTGCTCAAAGTCTTCTAAGCTATTACTTGTGCGTACATGTTCAGGGATATCATAGTTGTTGCTTTGCAAGCATATTAAGCTATCATGTGGCAATCCACTAAGCCATAACTCATACTCATCTTGAGTTATATGCTCACACGATGTATTGATTACGATATTTGCATCAGAGCGTATGTCAACCATGTTAGCTGTAACCGCGCGAAATCTATTCTCTAGTTGTTCTTTACGGTTCATCATATTACTCACTGACTCGCACCATGGGTCAATGTCTATACTACGTATAGTAGTGACGGGGATATTACTCTGAAACAGCATACTAGCAAGAGTTCCCACCCATCCCCCGTGTATATCTACAGTAGAAGGCTTAGTGACATAACGTGTAAGACTATCAATAAGCCACTCTTTACTACGTATCTGCCCACCCCAGAATGCGTCTAGTGCTCGCTTAGTATCATTGCTATCTCTAATAGCACACATCCAATAGTGTAAATGCTCTGTATCTATGTTCATAAGTCTAAGCTAAGTGTAATCTGTTCTGCTAGTTTACCTAGTGTTCGTCGTCCGGGATGCGATAAATCTCTTGCTTGATCTAACCAGATTGGACTAGGTATGTTTAACTTGTTAATGGTATCATCAAAGAAACTAGTCTCATAGTACTTGGTACCACTGAACATTTGTCTACTAACCATTTGAGCCATCAACCCATGCACTAACCCGTGTGCAGGGTCACTACTATACAAGTCCATATAGCTATCTTTCTTCACATTCCATGAACCGTGATGCACTACGTTTTTTCTGTTATAGTATGTTGTTCTACCCAAGCTGCTATAAACATGTATCACTGCTTTGGGCAACGGTTTATGTTCTTTCAGTATGATGCTATTGTACAATGAATACTCTATGCTGCTAGCTCCTATGCCCAAATTGATAACGGGTGTGTTAGTTAACATGCTTAGTTGGCTACTCAGTGTATCTTCTTCACGCACCCCTGTACCAAAGACATTGCTGCACCCGAATATAACTATGCTGTTAGCCCAATCAACAGTGTCAAACTCAACGGTTCTATACCCATGTCTGTTCAACTTATACTCTATACTGTTAGTACGATAGAACCAATCATCGGGTTGTGTTACTAAGTTTTCGTTGAATAGTTGCTCACTGTCTGTACCGCTAAAAGAACCATTCCATATAGATCCCACTTGCAAGAAAGTACCCTTTTTAATGCGACGGGGAATGTCATCCCACACAAACTCATATCCTGGCTTCATAGCTTTTCTTTCGGTATCTTACTGTCTGCGCTAGACACGCATGATGTGGTAGTACATACTGTAGGACTGTCAAAGATAGTAAACCCTTTACTGAGCGTACCTAAGGGTAAGTCCCCGCAACTGTATGAGCGTTTTACTTCGTCACTGCGTATGACTATACCCTGATAGCCACTGTTGCACATCCATCCACTGAACTTATTGAACCCAAACGCATTGAATCGTTCAGCTTGATCTAACCACCATACTTTGTTAGTGTCGTCTATTAGCTTAACTTGTAGCACAGGTTCTTCGTTAGCTTGCTGCGGATAACCGTTGCGCATGATCTGTATCATCTCGTCAGTGTAGCCCGAGACTATCTTGCTAGCTGTTGGGTCACTCTGGGGCTTAAGCGTGACATTAATTCCCCGCTCATGAAAGCGTAA